GTGCTACGACTCTGATGGCAATTTTAAATGGAGTGAGACCAAAAAGAACCTTGTTACAACAGAAGGTTTAAACCACGTTTTGTCCAGCACTCTTGACGGCGGTACACAAATTACAACTTGGTATGTTGGCCTAAAAGGCACTGGCTCTCCATCTGCTGGTGACACGATGGCTTCTCACTCTGGCTGGACTGAGAATACGGACTACAGCCAGTCTGTTCGTCAGACCCTTACGCTGGGTACGGCATCTGCTGGTAGTATTGATAACACCGCAAGCAAGGCAACCTACTCGATCAACGCCACGGCTACGATTGCTGGTGCGTTTATTACTAGCGACAGCACTAAGTCTGGAACTACGGGAACCTTGTACGGTGTTGTAGACTTTGCATCTTCACGAGCAGTTATTTCTGGCGACACTCTTGAAGTTACCGTAACTTTGACAGCGGCAAGCGCGTAAGGATTAATAATTATGGCACTAGAATCAGCATCATGGATTACGCAATTTAATCCAGTAAATCCCACCGCAGTCGATCCTGTTGGACAGGGCGATGACCATTTAAGAATGATTAAGACTGTTCTTCAGAACAGTTTTCCTTCTACGTCTACTGCTGCGGTCATTCCCAATATGTCTGGGAACGCTGGCAGGGTTTTCATTACGGATGGCACAGACTCCGCATGGTCTAGTGTTATCTATATTGATACTTTAAATAGTCGAGTTGGCGTCAATAACGTTGCACCAACAGCAACACTAGACGTAGATGGCAGCGCAATCTTTAATGAATCAGGCGCAGCAGTAGATTTTCGTATAGAAGGTGATACCGATTCCAATCTGTTCTTTGTAGATGGTAGCACTGATCGGATTGGTATTGGGACTAATACACCTTCCAGAAAATTAGACGTAAATGGCGATGCTTCTATCAACACCCTCAGAATTGGTCTTGGTTCTGGCAATATTGCATCCAACTCTGCTCTTGGGTTTCAGCCGCTTGATTCAAATACTACTGGAGATAAAAACGTTGCTGTTGGGCGTCAGGCGCTTAGATTTAATACTACAGCAACGAATAACACTGCTGTAGGTTATCAACCTCTTTACAACAATACTACAGGTATTTCGAATACTGCCTTTGGGTCTCAAGCACTCCTCACCAACACCACAGCAAATAATAATACAGCGATTGGATTCAGAGCTAGTTTTTTAAATGAAACAGGAAGTTCAAATACTGCAATAGGTTATCAGTCTTTATGGAGTAATGTAACAGGAGATGAAAACACTGCTGTAGGGGCTTCGGCATTATACAATAACACTACTGGTAGATTTAATACGGCTTTTGGTATGCGATCTCTGTTGTCTAACACAACCGCTTCAGGTAACGTAGCAGTTGGTAGAGATGCTTTATATTCGAATACCACTGGATCTGAAACCACTGCTGTTGGTTATCAAGCCCTTTACTCAAACACCACTGGACTCCGTAACACCGCTGTTGGTTACAGGGCGTTGGCATCAAACACCACTGCAAACCAAAACGCTGCGTTTGGTTACTCGGCGTTAGAGGACAACACTACCGGAAAGCAAAATTCTGCGTTTGGCGAGTATGCGTTGCAAAAAAATACCACTGGTCGTGGAAACGCTGCCTTTGGTATGACCAATTTAAGATTCAATACCACTGGAAGTTACAACACTGCTATTGGCGGCGCAGACGCAGGAAATCTTTCGAACCTGTACAGCAATACTACTGGCGACAGAAACACTGCTTTAGGTAATGCAAACTTACATCTGAATACCACCGGCAGTGATAATATTGCAATCGGCGGGTATCGGGTTTTATATAACAATACTACCGGTGGTCCGAACATTGGTATTGGTTATGGGTCTTTATATAACAACACCACCGGTGGTCGTAATATTGCTATTGGTCATCAGGCGCTGAACGATTCAAATGGATCGTATAGCGTTGCCATTGGTTATAGAGCATTATTTGATACAACTGTTGGTGGGCAAACCGCAGTAGGGCATGAAGCCCTTTACTCTAACACCACTGGATCTGAAAACACTGCTGTTGGCTATCAATCTCTTTATAGCAATACTACAGGTATTTATAACACAGCCTTTGGGTATCAAGCACTAAATTCAGATGTTGTAGGAAACTCTAATACCGCAATTGGAAGAACGGCGCTAAAATATACCACGGGTACTCACAACACAGCGGTTGGCACCAACGCACTGCAGCAGACAACCTCTGTGTCATTTAATACTGCTGTAGGCCACTCAGCTCTTCAAAATAATACTACAGGACAGAATAACATTGGTATTGGTTATCTTGCTGGCCTTAACAATACCACTGGCATCAATAATATCTCTTTGGGTTCGCAAGCGCTTGAAGACTGCACCACTGGTGCAGGAAACATAGCAATAGGTACTATTACCGGAGACTCTTTAACAAGTGGCTATGCCAATGTTTTTCTAGGCAACTATGCTGCTAGGGCTACTAATGGTATTGAGAATATTGTTATAGGCACCAATGCCGCTAAGATTGGAAACTACTCAGGTATAGTTGCTGTTGGTTATCAGGCGCTTCTAAATAACGCCGCTGCAAATAACGTAGCAGTTGGTAAAGATGCTCTACTTTTAAACACCACAGGGACACCTAATGTTGCCGTTGGTAGAGATGCTCTTTATTCGAATACGACTGGAAACCAAAATACTGCTGTAGGTTACTCTGCTGGATCCACCATCACCTCTGGCTCCAACCTAACCGTCATCGGATACCAAGCAGAGCCATCCTCTGCTACAGCAACCAATGAGATTACTCTTGGTGACGGAAATGTTACCGATGTAAGGATACCCGGCGCAGGGTTTTATATTGATAACGGCAACGTAGGTATCGGTAAGACTTCGCCTGCCAAAAAATTAGACGTAAGCGGTGAAATAAGGGCGTCTACTGGCATCCTGTTTGGAACAAATACCGGTGCTGCTACTACTCTAGACGATTATGAGGAAGGTGGGTTTACTCCGGGTATTGCGTTTGGCGGTGGAACTACAGGAATTACATACGGCCAGAATTTTGGAAGATATACCAAAATAGGAGAATTAGTATTTGTAAAAGTAAGACTAACCCTTACAAGCAAAGGAACTGACACTGGAAATGCTGCTATTACTGGACTTCCATTCACAGTTAATGCTGAAAATACTCAAAGCAGTGGAGGAACTGTTGGTTATACCAACGATCTAGCAAATTTAACATCTGCTCCTATAGTTGTGCCCGGCCCCGGAGCCACAACTGCTAATTTATATGATTGGAGCGCATCTGCAACAACTAATTTAAATGACACTAATTTCAACAACAATTCGGGAATTCATTTATCTATGTGGTACAGAATTTAATTATCGCTAGTGGATTCTAGCGAAGGAGAAAAATATGACAATTGCAAAAAAACAGATTCAAGACAAGATCGAGATTGTTGGCGAATACAAAAATATTCAAGTGCGTACCGCCACGGTCATCGAGGAAGACGGCGTAGAACTGACACGATCATTTCATCGACATGTAATCACGCCAAACTCAGATATCTCTGGCGAAAGCGCAGAGGTACAAGCGATTTGTGCGGCAGTACATACGCAAGAAATTAAAGATGCTTATCAACAATACTTAGATTCTCAAGGAGAAACAGAAGATGCCTGAACTACATGAACAAGAACTACCTTTAGAGCCAGTTCCATCTATGGAGGAAATCGATCAGCATTTCAAGGCGCTGGACGACTCTGTTGGGCTTATTGAAAAACTTAAAGCCGGTGACACTATGGGTATGTCGCCAGAAGAAGTGGCTGATTGCATTGATCGCAATGAGCAACATATTGAAATCATGCTTGCTAAGTCGTTTATTGCAAGCGATTCCCGTGCCGTTAACTACCGATAAGAGGATTTTATGTCTGAGAATATTATTAATATCGACGGAAGTGAGTATCAGTTTGAATCATTGAAAGACGAGGCGAAGATTTGTATTGCCCATGTTACTCAACTTCAAAATGAAATTGATATGCTTCAGATGAAACTTGTGCAATTGAATGTTGCTAAAGATTCATTTATGAAAACATTGAAGTCATCGCTTCCAGAAGAAGAATCTGAAGAGAAATCTGAAGAAGAAAAAGCAGAGGCTGTTGGTTAATAAATGGCATTAGTACCCGTTGATAATGTTGGGCAAATAGGCATTGTAAAGGATATTTCTCCTTTTCAATTGCCTCCTAACGCTTGGTCAGATGGGAACAATATTTCAATAGATCACGGAGCAATCTTTAAAATAAAAGGTTATTCTTCCGTTATTGAAACTTGTCCCATCAGTCCATATTATATTATTCAGGTAAAAACTGATTCATCGGAGTATTGGGTAGTTGCTGGATTAAACAAAATATATGTACATGATGGAACGTCATGGACTAACATTACTAGGCAAAATACCCTAACATTAAACGGCGCAGTCACCGCTGGTTCTGGTACAATTACGGTAGATACTGGAGCAACGTTGTCTGCTTTGTCATCATCAGGAACTTTAAAGATTGGTTCTGCTGGAACATATGAAGTTTTAACATATTCTTCTGTAGATACTGGCACTGGCGTTATTACATTATCTGCAAACACAGTGTATGCCCATGAGGATAATGCTGTTGTAACTCCTCTTAACGCAAGTACCACAGATAATGATTACTCAGCAACTGCTGTAGAAAACTGGTCTGCTACTATAATTGGCGGTGTTCTTGTACTTAGTAATAATTTCGATGACCCACAGGAGTGGACTTTAAGTTCTGGTGTGCCGTCTACATCACATAAACTTGGAGATCTGACTAACTGGCAAGATAACATTTTGTGCAAAACTATTAAATCATTTAAATCATTTCTTGTAAGTTTAAATATTACTGATTCATCTATTCCTAAATCAAGAGTTGTTAAATGGTCTACTGAGGCTCCTGTAAATAGTGTGCCTTTGTCTTGGAACGAAAATGATGCAACGGTTGATGCTGGCGAATATTCTTTAGAAGATACAAAGGGCGATATTCTTGACGGGCTTCCGTTGCAAGATACGTTTATGATTTATAAGGAAGATTCTATATATGCAATGACGTATGTAGGAACTCCTTTTATCTTTGCATTTAGACAAATTTCTCCTACTGTTGGTATTCTTGCAAAAAACTGTGTTACTGAATTTGATGGAGGTCATTTTATTTTTGGCAATGGTGATATTTATATTAATGATGGTCAGCGTATTAAAAGTATTTTGCCACATAAAATGCGAGACTACATATTTTCATACATTGACGGAAATGAATATAAAAAGTCTTTTTGTGTGACAGATTATCAAAGGTCTGAGGCTTTAGCCTGTTTTCCTTCTGCTGATAGTCCCAATGGTCAAGTAGACAAGGCTTTAGTTTGGAACTGGGTTAATAATACTTTTGCTATTAGGGACTTACCAGACTTAGGATATATTAGTTATGGAACAATAAGAGATGAAACTCTTTTAACGGATTGGGCTTCTGCTTCTGATCCGTGGAGTAGCGCAGATGATAGGTGGGCAACAAACTGGAATGTTGTAGAAAATGTTTTAGTTTTTGCGTCACCAACAAGTTCAAAAATTTACAGAGATAAAGTAGGATATAAAGCAAACGGAGCCTCGATTCGTTCTTATATAGAAAGAACTGGATATTCTATGGATGAAAATAATAATCCAGATCACTCATCTGTAAAACATATAAAATCTATATGGCCCAAATTAACAATAGACAAAGAACAAACAGTAGATGTTTATATTGGAACACAAATGTCTACACAAGAACCTGTTAATTGGGAAGGGCCGTTTACTTTTAATCCTTACTCTCAATCTAAAATTTCTTGCAGAGCAAGCGGAAAATATTACGGAATTAGAATTGAGTCTGATAGCGATTCTGAATGGAGATTAGACGGTTTGTTGTTTGAAGTTCAGAACGCAGGCCGAAGAGGTAGTAGAGCCTACTAATGAGCCATCAATCTAAACACGTCAAGAGTGTAACGTACTACCAACCGGGTTCTATTCCAGAAAACCCAAACTATCTGGGCGAATTTGTAATAAGAGAGTTGGGTAAACTTGGTGACATTATTTACAACATAGCCAAGTTAAGGTCTGAGAAAATACATATAGAGCCTGAAAAACCTCGCATTGGTGACATTCGTTATGCTGATGGATCAGATTGGAATCCCGGACAAGGTGAAAACCTATACTATTTTAATGGGACTAACTGGATAGCCTTTGCAGGAGGAAGTGGATCAGGCTCTTACGCAGAGTTTTATGACACTTCACAACAAACGGTTGCTTCAATTAATACCGCTTATCCTATAACTTGGAATGGTACAGACGTTACTGATGGCGTTTCTTTGAATGTTTCTGATACGTCTAAAATGGAGTTTACTTACAGCGGCGTTTACCATATAGATATGTCTGCCAC